CTTTAGGTGTTGAACTTCAAGCAACTGGTGAAAACGCCGGTACATGGGGAACAAAAACTAATACTAATTTACAAATTATAGAACAAATTTCTGGTGGATTTACACAGCAATCAATAGCTGGTGGTGCACAAACAACAACTTTATCAGTTTCTGATGGATCAACTGGAGCAGTTTTATCTCACAGAATGATCGAGTTTACTGGAAGTATTACAGGTAATCAGATTGTAACCATACCTCTCGACGTTCAAACTTTTTATATTTTAAGAAATTCAACTTCTGGATCTTACACAGTTCAATTTAAATATGTTTCTGGTTCAGGAGATTCTTTTACTTTTTCAGCAACAAACAAAGGCGATAAAGTAGTTTTTGCATCAGCTAATGATGGGACTAACCCTGATATTATTTCTGTTAATACAGGTATTGCAAATGTTGTAGATGATACTTCACCACAATTAGGTGGTAATTTAGACACTAATAGTTTTAATATAGCATTTGATGATGCACATGGAATTAATGATGAAAACGGAAATGAACAAATCATATTTCAAACAACATCATCTGCAGTAAATCAGTTTGATATTACAAATGCTGCAACAGGTAATGCACCTAGCATATCTGCAACTGGAGGAGATTCTAATATAGATATCGCTTTAATTCCAAAAGGAACTGGTGAAACTAAAGTTGGAACAGGAGCAGCGGATGCAACAGTAACGTCTAGTGGTGCTCATAATTTAATTTTAGATACTAACTCAGGAACTAACTCAGGTACAATTACGATTACTGATGGCGCAAATGGAAACATTGTTATTGCACCAAACGGAACTGGGGTAGCACAAGCTGTAGATGGAGGCGATAATACAGCAGCGATTAAAATTGCTGGTAAAGAAACTATATGGGTTCCTGCTTCTGCTATGTATCCTAACACTACAAGTGGATGTGCAGATTTAGCACAAACAGAATTATCTAATGGACCTGAATTAAAAACTTTAGATTTTGATAAAGATTCAGATGAGTTTGCACAATTTGCTGTAGCGTTTCCAAAATCGTGGAATGAAGGAACAGTGACTTTTCAAGCATTTTTTACAGCTGCTTCAACAGACACAGGCACAACAGCGTGGGTTTTGCAAGGTGTTGCTCTTGCAGATAATGGAGATTTAAATACTGCGTTTGGAACAGCGGTAGGACCAACAGCAAAAGCTATGAGTGGAACATCAAATGATTTAGCAGTGACGGCCGAAAGTGGAGCAGTAACAATAGCGGGTTCACCTAGTACAGATGAATACGTTTTCTTTCAAATATCTAGAGATGTGTCAGCGGATGATTTAAATGCTGATGCAAAACTATTAGGTGTTAAATTATTCTTTACTACTGACGCTGCTAACGACGTATAAGGAGTAAAGTAGTATGTCATTTGGATATCAAATACTTGGTTTCGGTAGCGGAGCCACAGCAAAAAAATACAACATACGATATTTAATTGTAGCCGGTGGAGGAAATGGATCCCGAGGTGGCGGAGGTGGCGGAGGCTATCGAACTGCTACAGGTCTCGAAGTGGTTCAAAACACAACATACACTGTAACGGTAGGTTCAGCTTCATCTGATTCTTCTTTAATAGGTGGTACTGTAAGTATTACCTCAGCTGGAGGAGGAGATGGAAACAATCAATCAGGAGGATCTGGAGGAGGATCTACTTTTGATAGTAACTCACCAGGAGGAGCTGGAAATACACCTAGTGTATCTCCATCACAAGGAAACCCAGGAGGAAACGGTGTAGGTGGCCCGTGGGGTGCTGGCGGTGGCGGCGGAGGTGCCGGACAGTCAGGGTCTTCAGGAAACCTTGGTCAGCCTGCTACAGGAGGAAGTGGAGGAAATGGAGCAGCATCTGATATTACAGCCTCTTCAGTTACTTACGCTGGAGGTGGTGGCGGAGGATGTAACCTAGCTGACGGACAAAGTGTACCTAGATCTTCTGGAGGATCAGGAGGTGGTGGTCAAGGAGCGGGACAACAACCTCAACCTGGACAACCTGGAACTGATAATCTAGGAGGCGGTGGCGGAGGTAAAGATCCAGAAGGACCGGGTACAGCATCTGGTGGAACAGGAATAGTTATATTAAGAGTAGCAACTGCTGATTATTCTGGAACAACATCTGGTAGTCCCACTGTAACAACATCTGGTGATGATACGATTATTAAATTTACAGGATCAGGGAGTTACACTGCATAATGGCACGTTTTGCAAAATTAAATGACAAAAATGAAGTTGTTACTGTTGTAGCTGTTACGAATGATACTGCAGATTTAGAAAGTGATGGTCAAACATTTTTAAGAAATTTATATCAAGAACCCAACGCTGTGTGGAAAAAATGTTCTTACAACACACAAGCTAATGTTCATTATACAGAAACTGAAGAGGGGTATGTCCCATCAGAAGATCAAAGCAAAGCTTATAGAAAAAATTTTCCTAATAGAGCTGGATTTATTTATGATGAAACAAGAGATGCTTTTATAGAACCTAAACCTTATCCTTCATGGGTTTTAAATGAAACTACTTGTTGTTATGAAGCACCTGTTGATAGACCTTCTGGATTAAATGATTCTAATTTACCTTGGGAGTGGGACGAAGATAGCACAAGCTGGGTATAAAAAATAAATTACATTGATTTTAGAAAGAACATTTATCCATAAAGATATAGTCAGTGAAAAATCCTGCGATGAGTTAATTAATTATTTTAATTCAAATAAAGATAAACAATACGTTCCAAAACATAAAATAAAAATAGATACTGAAATTTGTTTAGAAGCTAAAGCTACTTTAGATTTAAATTACTTTAAAGAACTTAGTAATATTGTAAATAATTATAAAAATAAATTTACTTATTCTAATCAATCACATAATCCTTGGTCTATTTGGGAGGGTCCTATTATTCAAAAATATAGCCCTGGAGAGGGTTTTTTAAAATATCATTTCGAAAATCAATATCCTAAATACCATAGTAGACATCTTGTTTTTATGACTTTTTTAAATAATATAGATGAAGGAGGAGAAACAGAGTTTTTATATCAAAAAGTAAAGTTTAAACCTAAAAAAGGTTTAACTCTGATTTGGCCAACTGATTGGACACATACACACAGAGGGTGTCCTTGTAAAAAAACTAAATACATTATTACTGGTTGGTATGGTTTTGAAAACATATCTTAGAGAGTTTTCCAAACATCTAAAAGAAATTTCTTTTCCAACCGAAGAGGAAAGAATAAAAGAATCATGGGATATACGAGGTGTTTTAAAAAATAAATCAAATCAATTATTAAAGTTTGATGTAAGACCTATAAAAATTCAAGAAACAGGAGAGTTAGGTAAGAAAGGAAATTTAGGAATTAAAGCAGATAAGTTTGTTTTTGAAACATCTAATTCTTGGGTTATTATTGATGTAAAAGAATTACATCAATACATTATAAAAAATAAACTAACAGTAGTTAATTTACAAGAGATACTGGATAAAATAGATTGGAATATTATTCTTTACAAATAATTATTTAAAATTAGGTCCTTTTATAAAGTAAGTTAAAGAATTTCTTTCCCCTTTACTAATAGGTTTTACCTTATGCATTATGTAAGATTTTAATAATATAACATCACCGGGTTCGTTAAATTCATTTTTTAATATTAATTCATTTGATTTTTTTAAACAAAATTCTCCACCAGAATAATCTATATTTGACAGATTTATTAACACTGTTAATTTTATATCAATGTATGGATCGCTAGCTTCATCTATATGCCAATCATACTCTTTACCATCTTTATACACATTATATAAAAGCAGGTCTTCTTCTGCAGGATTAAATATATCATAATCAAAATGACTTTGATTTATTATATAAATTTTTTTAAAAAGATCTTCTAAATGATTTTTTAAATATTTATATTCAATCATTTTTACTTCACTAGTTTTTTTTACATTAGTTGCTGGTACATCTACACCTTTAAAACTATTTAAATTTATAATGTTATTTAATAAATTAATTTCTTTTTTTGAAAAGAAATTTTTCCAATACCAATAAGAATATTTCATAATTTAAAGTTAAAAGAAAAAGATAGTCTTTCTTTTTCTGTTATATTTTCAGTTACAGAATGAAGAAGCCAAGATGGAAATAACAATAAAGTATTTTCTTCTGGAGTAATTGACCAATATCTAGAATTAAAAAAATTAAATTTTTTAAAATCTTTGTCTTTAAATGCATGCCGCGCAAAATAAACAAAAGCATCTTCTCTATGAAAAACAATATCTCCTGAATGTGGAGGAGTTTTTACATAAAACACACCTGAAACAACCGAGTCAGGATGAACATGTGCTCCATTAGAACATTTTTTTGTATTATAATTAAACCACATGTTTGAAATACGTAATTTATTTTTTAATTCTAATATATTTAAAGCATAGTCTTGAGCAGTAGCGTAAAGAATTGTTAAAAATTCTTTTAGCTTTTCATCTTTTAAATCTAAATCATTTGATTGATAACCATGAATATTAGATAGAACCCTTCCTTTAGATTTTAATTTTATATTTTTACAATAGTTTTCTAAACTATTTAAATCTAGATTTAGTTTAACACTACCAACAACGGTAGGAAATATATTATATGTTTGCATTTTCTATTAGGTTAATATTTAAAACTATTCTAATACTATTTTTAATAGGTTTACTACTGGAGTGTCTTTGATTACCATCAAATAAAATAGCTTTATTTTCTTCGGGAGTAATTGAATCAATTATATTATTTTTATTATTATAAAAATAAGTTTCTCCATCACTATTATTTAAATAAAACAAAATAGTTTTATGTTTTCTGTTTAAATCAATATGAGGATTATTTATAGTTTTTTTATTTGAAGAGGTTGTTAATCCAAATCTAAGTCTATAAAAATGATAGTTATCTAATTTAAATTTATCTTTAATTTGTAGACAACAAGAATTAACAACATCAAAATAATTTGAATTAACTTTACCATCTTTTAATACTGAATGAAAAAAAGAATAAGTTTCACTATTTATATTTGTTTGTATATTAGAATCTCCACCAGCTGAGTCGTTTAGATAGTACCATGGAAAATTAGAGCTACTTATCATTTGTTGAAGTAATTTTAAGTTAGATTTATTTAAAACATTCTCTATAATTTTCATTTAAATTGTTTTCCTGTAACCCAAGCAACCAACGCATTTCTTTCTCCTTTTGTAACAGGAGTAACTTCATGCATTGTATAACTAGGAAATATTATTAAATCTCCTTGTTCTTTTCTCATAACAGTTTTATTCTTACCTAAATATAAATTTAAATCTCCGCCACTGTAAGATTCAGGATCTGTTAACTGTACGCTTACAGATAGTTTTCTAATTACAAGATTATATGCATTATCAACATGTTTTTGAAAATGTCCTGAAGGACTTTTATAATTTGTAAATTGTAAAGATTCTGAAATTCCATATAAATCAAAATTAAAATATTTACTATTTAAATATAAAACAGTGTCTGTTATTTTTCTATATAGCCAAGTTACATCATCATTAGGAACTAACCAAGTAACAGTACTATCTCTTATTTGTTTTATAGTTTTTTGACCTTTATCTATTACCCGAGCTTGTTGAGTTTGTTTTAAATTTTTAGAATATTTTATAATATCTTCACATTCGCTTTTTGTTAAGAATTTTTCTGTCCAAGCATAAGGATGTATTTTTTCTACATAAAAAGGCCAAGATGGATTGGGTAAATATTTTTTCACTATTTACCATTCATGCCATCTAGCCAGCATTTAAAATTCCATTTTTTCCATTGAGCATATTCTTCTTGATCTCCTCTTACAAAGGAGGCTTTTTTAGTGCTGACTTCTTTTACTATGTTTTTAAATCCTTCATCAGTTAAATTTTTATATGTAAGATCTTTTGCATAATCCCAAAAAGGAGTTTTATACTTAGAACCAAATCCGTAGTGCCATAATATAAATTTTTCTACTTGATTTATATATTGTCTAATATTAGCTTTTGCTTGATAAGTAGGAACTCCATTAAATATCCAATCCCAAGTATACCTAGCCCATTTTAAATAAGTAGCTACTGCGGTTGATTCTAAAGGTTCTAGAAAAAATAATCTGTTTCCATTTAAAGCTATTCTGTCATCTATTATAGGTTCTTTACAAACATAATTTTTGAAAGAGAAACTATCAAACACTTTGTCAAAATTATACATACTTTGAAAGTCACTAAGAGCATCTTCTTTTTTTGTAATATCAGAATTGTATAAATAACCTACAGATATAAAATCTTCTAAAGGTATATAAAAACACCAGCCATTTTTTGTAGCCACTGCTTCTGTCCATCCAGGATCTTTTTCTGTATTAGGAAGTCTAGCTACGATAACAGAGTTTAAAGGATTTATTAATTCTTCATAATCATCTTGTGATTTTGGCCATCCTCGACAATCAAAAATATAGTCAGAATCTATTTTAGAATAGTCTTCAACATATTTATCTACTACTTTCACATCAAACTCACAATTTTTTAAGATATGGTTTTGAAAAGTTGTGGTGTCATAATGCACTGCATAATTTCCCATAGGAAATTCGTGAAAAACTTCTTTCACATCACCCCAATCTTTATATAAAATACCCGATTTTAACGTGTAATTTAGATCTTTTGAATTGTTGTAATACTGAGTTCCTAAAGCTGACCATAGTAAATTTGGCATATCTAAAGTAGTGGCTTGACCTACTTTTATTGGAGGGGTATTGGAATCGTGAATTAATTCTACTTCTACTTTTTGATCTTTTAAAAATTGACTAAAATGATGATAATGAAGAGCTGTTAAACAACCAGCATTTCCTCTACCTAAAACTGTTATTTTCATGTATATATTTCTTTTTTTATTGTATATACCTTATATAATAAAAGTCCAGAAAAAAATAAGGTTTTTATGTTACAAAAAATAGGATTTCAACCAGGTATTAACAAACAAATCACACCTACAGGAGCAGAGGGACAATGGGTAGACTGTGACAATGTTAGATTTAGATATGGTACACCAGAAAAAATAGGTGGCTGGAATCAATTAGGAACTTTAAATGAAAATGAATTAACTGGTGCTGGTAGAGGACTTCATCATTTTATTAATAGTCTATCAAGAAAATACGCTATCATTGGCACAAACAGGATTTTATATGCATACTCAGGAGGAGTGTTTTATGACATACATCCTATTCAAACAACAACAACGCTTACAAATGCATTTACCACGACTAATGGATCACCGACAGTAACTATTACTTTTGCTAGCGCCCACACCATGGTTCCTGGAGATATTATGCTATTGGATAATTTTACAACAATAACTAACTCTAATTATAGTGCATCTGATTTTGATAATAAAAAATTTATGGTTGTAACTACACCAACCAATACAACACTTACAATTACAATGCCTTCTAATGAAAGTGGATCTGGTGCTACAACATCAGGTGGTATTCGAGTACAAAAATATTATACCGTAGGTCCAGCTGTTCAAGCAAAAGGTTTTGGTTGGGGATTAGGTTCTTGGGGTGGTGAAGCATCTGGTGCAATTACTACAACTTTAAATGGAGCGTTGTTAAATGATACTGCAGGAACTGGAGGATCAGGAACTTCTATTACATTAACAAGCACTACAAACTTTCCAGATTCTGGAACAAATTTTATTCAAGTCGGTACTGAAGAAATATCTTACACAGGTGTTTCAGGAAACGATTTAACAGGTATTACAAGAGCGGTAAGAGGTTCTACAAGAGCAGCGCATTCTAGTGGAGCTACTGTTACAAATTCATCTGATTATGTTGCATGGGGTGAAGCTGCATCAGGAGACTTAGTTCTTGAACCAGGCATGTGGTCGTTAGATAATTTTGGAGATAAAGCAATTTGTTTAATTCATGATGGAGCTTGTTTTCAATGGGATTCAAGTTTGTCAAATGCAACAGATACAAGAGCAACTATTATATCGGGTGCACCAACAGCATCAAGACATATGTTAGTATCTACACCGGATAGACACTTAGTATTCTTTGGAACCGAAACAACTATCGGAGATAC